AAGGCACGTAAGGATCTTATGAAAGGTCCCCAGATGAAGAATCCTCATTTAGAAGATTATCATTCAGGACAAGGTGAAAAGATTCAGAAGAGAACTTTGAAGTGGATGAGAGATAGAGGAAAGACAGGTGCTCCTGGTTTAGATGCTATGAAGTCACGTTCTGCTGAACATAAGGCAAAGCGTGGTGTTAAAGAAGCATATAGAGTCCTTGCTAAGTCTGGAAGTGATAAAGGTAAACCATCTCAGTTCTCATATAAGGATGAGAAGGATGCTAAGAAGTTTGCTGACAGCATTAAAAAAGATGGTGGACGTGCTACAGTAGCTAAAGAAGATACTGTACAGGAATTGAATCGTTACGAAAAAGAGACTGGTAAGTCATCTGGTTCTCTTAATATGCCAAAGGGTAGACCCACTCAGACGGGTGGTACTAAAGATCCTGTAATGAGGGCAGTCAGAACTAGTATCCGTAAGGAGACTGGTAAACCTGAAGGTCAGCATAAGAAGGAGAAAGGTAAGAAACCTCCAGTGGCAGGTGAGTATGGTGCTCGTAGAACACCTAAAGATATAGTTCTTAATCGTCGTGCTGCTAAGGCAAGAGCAGATGCTGCAATGAGGGATACTAGAGGAACCTAATGGCAAAGAAGACCTTTAAGCAGTTCCAGAATGATGCTAAGGGTTTAGACGATAAGCAATTCGCTAAACTCTTAGATAAGAAGAAGATTAAACGTCCTGATATTCTCAAGAAGATCAGGGAAGAAAGTCTTGCGGATAGAATGGCCGCTGCTGCTAAAAGGAATAAAGGTGCTATTAAAAATAAGAGAGGTGTTGCTCCTGTAAAAAAGCCTGCTGAACCGTCTGAACCAGAACTGAAGGCGGTTAACCCAGAGGCAGAAAGAATTGTCAGGGGTATGGAACGTAAATCTTTAGGAAGATTTAAGAGTTTGTACGGTAAAAGGCATAAGGATGTGATGTATAATACTGCTAACAAACTTGCATCATGACATTTAGATTTCTACCAGACGCATTTTATGCGAGTAAGTATGAACCTTGGTTATCTGAGGGGCATGCTACTTTTGATAATGAGAAGGAACGCAAGAAGATGCAAGATTCTGAAGACGAGAATCGGTATCAAAAGGACCGTATGATGCATGGTTCTAAGAAGACTGGTCAATCAAGGGATAGTGATACTTATAGAGATTGGAAGAAGAAGAGGGCAGCAGAGAAGGAAGCAAATAGACCTAGAAGGACCGAGAAGGGTGTAAGATTTTACGACAAGAAGGGAAAAGGTTACATAAAGGGTGGAAATAAGACTTACGATTGACAAAGTTACTATATAGATATACCGATTAATAAGAATATGAGTTGTGGTTATCATTCGTTGAACACTGACTTACCAAAGGAAGTGATTCTGACTGCTTTAGAATGTTGTAGAGATGTATATCCTAATAAGGATGATTTTTTAGTTAATAGAACTCATAAGGATATTACTATTCTTGCGGTTGAAGGTACTAATGAGACTTCTGATTGGGTAACTAATCTTAAGTTCTTAATCAAACGAAATGATTGTCATAGAGGATTTGCAAACAATGCAAACAGAACTCTAGCAGAACTTGTAATTGGTTGTGAGGCATTAGATCCTAAAAGAAAATTAGTAATAGCAGGACACTCATTGGGTGGAGCAACAGCAACATTGATTGCTGATTTAATGTGGGAATCCAATAAGAATATTGCACTTATAACTGCTGGTTCACCTAGACCAGGTGGACGTAGACTTAGAAGGAGAGTTAAAGACCTTGAACATCTTCGGTTTGTGCATGGTAATGACATTGTTCCAGGGACTCCTCCTTGGATTGCTGGCTTTGTACATACTGATAAACGCATCCACTTACCTGACGAAGTAGATACTAGGTTTGATGGTGTTGCAGATCACAATATGGGTGATTATGTAACAGCAGCTAGGAAGTGGTTGGGATGAGTCTCCTATTCTTGATGGTCAAACCCTTACTTCTCATGCTTGTGAGGAAGGTTTTTAAGAAGCAAATGAAACAGTTCGCTGTGGATATGCTGGAAGACTATGCAAAAACTACTGATAACGACGTGGATGATCAACTGGTCGCACGGGTTAAAAAAGCAATGAGACTGGGAGCAGTCTAAAGGTTGCTCAAGACATAAATAAAAACAGGCAAAAAAACATTTTCATTACGGACGTAAAAACATGGCACTCTGGGGTAATAGCGATAACGTAACTTCGGCTGGAACAGTTTGGTTGAATTATGCCACTGGTATTGTGACTGCAACTGGCACAGCATTTGGTGCTTCTGGTTCAGCACAGGAAGGAAACGTAATAAGATTTGGTAACGTCTCTCAGGCAGGGATAGGTACATATTTTGGAGACGCAGTAATTGTAAGCATTGCAAGTGCTACGCAATTAACGATTGGATCTACTGCGGGTCTTAGTGGTGTAGCAATTGCTGGTACAGACTTTACTGTATCTCAACAACCTGTATATACTGTTCTTGATTCATCCCAGAGTGAGAATAGTGAAGTAGGTGTTGCTGATCAGATGACTTATGGTGTTGCTGCTGCAAACCTAACTAACACTGCTACTTCAGCATATGAAGTTGCTCACGGTGGATGGGTTGGTGTTACAACTTACGTCGATCAACATGGTAATCTAAGAGTTAAGAAAGAGACTCTAGTTGCTATGTCTGGTATCACAACTGGTAACGTACCTGTATATGATACGAATCCAACCGTATAAAGATTATTAGCTTATAGGATGTATGATTTTCAATGAATTGAATGACGGTAATTTTTTATTATTTGCCATTCGTAATTATGAAAATCCTCAGGCAGTGACCAAAGAGGATTTTGATAAGGATCTTAATCATTTTAAATATATAAAAAGACTATTAAAACGGTATAAGAATACGGGTCAACTTAAGACTCATTTACTTATTAATCATTTTATAGTCTTATATAATATCTTTGGTGATGCAACAACTCCTATGTTGTTTTATAAGATTGAGAAAGAGTTGTGGGATGTAATGAAGACCTTCGTTATATTCTTAAATAAAATGCCCGATTATCCCAAATCGCATATACATGATATTCCAGTTGACTTGGAATGTTTAGCAGAACTTCACAAGGTATACAAAGATGGCGACAAACCTTGATCGCATAATCCAAATGATTAGGACTCTCGGTAAAGTCGAAGAGGAAGGTGGTGCTGCAGCTATTACTAATAGTATAGGTGGTGGTAATATTGCTGGATCTATACAGGCAGGAGATGATCCTCCAGTACGTAAAAAGAAGAAGAGATATATCTATCAGAAGAACACCAGAAAGAATTGGTCAGTAGGATAATGGACGAAAGCATTAACGCCGCTATCCTAGAAAGATTAGAAAAAGTTGTTCAGTCTCTGCAGGATAATTCTGTAAAGATGGGACAACTTCTTGCTGTACATAATGAAAAATTAGATAAGCAAGACAGAATAGATGCAGTACTCTTTGAGAAAGTTGAGAGTGTGCATAGAGAAGTCAACCGTAAGGCAGAGGAGATAAAGAAGGGTTGTGAAAGAGATATACGTAAAGTTGACGATAGGCTCCGTCTCATGGAGAAGAAGATGTGGACTATATTTGGTGCTCTTAGTATTATATCTTTCGTCGTTAGTCCAGTCGGACAAATAGTTTTAAGGAATTTGGTTCCTCCAGCACAAGTAGAAAATATATCAAAATAAATAATCGTGGTTGCATGAGCACCATGATTAGATCAGAAAGTGTATACCATTGGTTAATGGTTACGAATCAAGTCATCCTGTATACTGGATTGATGACTGCCTGTTTATGGGAGTCTGACGTTGACAGGAGATTCTGGCAGTGCTAGTATCTAGTGGTACACAGAGCATCTGAATGGATTACGTTGACACTAGATTTATAAATCTAGTATCGTCACGATTGCAAAAGTTTAAGAAGGTTAAACCTAACCTCTATAACTTCAGGTGTCCTGTGTGTGGAGATTCAAAGAAGCATAAGAATAAAGCTAGAGGCTATCTTTATGCTGTCAAAAATAATACAAACTTCAAGTGCCATAACTGTGGTGCAAGTTTGTCTTTAAATAGTTTTCTCAAAGAAATAGACGTAGTTCTTCATAAGCAGTATGTCTTAGAGAAGTTTAAGTCGGGTCACACTGGCGGCAATTTTGTCGTTAAGGAACCCGACTTTAATTTTGAGAAACCAAAATTTAAACCTAAACCACCTGAATTAGATCTACCTAAAGCAAGTGAAAATGTTGCAGCAGCAACATACTTGGAGCGTAGAAATATTGATCCGAATAAATTTTATTATGCGGAGAAGTTTAAAAGTTGGACTAATACCAAAGTCCGTCATACTTTTGGACAGAGTGATTTAAAATATGATGAACCAAGGATAATTATTCCTTTGTATTATCAGAACAACCTAGTTGGATTCCAAGGCAGAGCACTTGGTCCTAGCAAGGTTAAATATATTACCATAATGATTGATGATGAAGCACCAAAGATCTACGGACTGGATAACATCAGAAGAGATGCTACAGTCTTCGTTACAGAAGGACCGTTCGACAGCACGTTTCTTTGCAATAGCATCGCTATGTGCGGTGCAGACGGTGATGTTGGGAAGTGGGGTGTTAGCACTCCTGCTTGGGTTTATGATAACGAGCCAAGGAATAAGGAAATTACAACAAGAATCTCCAACACCATCGACAGAGGTGAGTCCGTCGTCATCTTCCCAAATCATGTAACACAAAAAGATATAAATGATATGGTATTAGCTGGGCACGATGTCCAAAGTATGGTAGAATCTAATACATATCAAGGTTTAGAAGCAAAACTCAAATTCACAGTCTGGAAGAAGTTATGAGCAACGGTATTAAGGTAGTTAAAAGGAAAGGTCACATAGAACCTATTAACCTTAATAAGATTCATGTAATGGTTGAAGAAGCAACCAAGGGTCTTGCAGGAGTTTCTGCGAGTCAGGTTGAGATACAATCTGGAATTCAATTCTATGATGGTATGTCTACTTCCGATATACAGGAGATACTTATTAAGAGTGCTAGTGACCTTATAGATTTAGAACATCCTAACTATCAGTTCGTTGCAGCAAAACTTCTTCTCTTCGCTGTTCGCAAACAGATCTTTGGTAAACTCAGGGATCTTCCTGATTTACTACCGCATGTTAAGACATGTATTGAAAAAGGTATCTATGACCCATCAATTTTAGATAACTATACAGAAGAAGAGTTTGAGAAAGTAAATTCATTTATAGATCATGATCGTGACTATATCTTTACCTATGCAGGTTTGCGACAGGTAGTTGATAAGTACCTAGTTCAAGACAGAAGTACTAATGAGGTATATGAAACACCTCAGTTCATGTACATGATGATTGCTCTAACCATTTTTGCAAAATACCCTATAGAAACGAGGCTTAATTATGTCCGACGATACTACGACGCAATCAGCAGACACCGCATCAACATCCCGACCCCGATCATGGCGGGGGTACGGACCCCAATTCGTCAATTTGCATCTTGTGTTCTGGTTGATATTGATGACACCCTCGATAGTATCTTTAGTTCTGACATGGCTATTGGCAAATACGTTGCACAGAGGGCTGGTATCGGTATTAACGCAGGACGGATCAGAGGGATCAACAGTAGAATCCGTGGCGGCGAAGTACAACACACAGGTGTGGTCCCCTTCCTCAAAAAATTTGAAGCAACTGTTCGATGCTGTACTCAGAACGGCATCAGGGGTGGATCAGCAACTGTCCACTTTCCTATCTGGCACCAGGAAATCAGAGACATCCTCGTCCTCAAAAACAACAAAGGAAGTGAAGACAACAGAGTCAGAAAACTCGACTACTCCATCCAACTAAGTGAACTCTTTTATCAGAGGTTTATCGACAATAAAGAGATCTCGTTATTTTCCCCTCATAATTGTCCTAACTTGTTTGAGAGTTTTGGGACCCCTGAGTTTGATGAGTTATATTGCCGTTACGAATCTGATGAATCAATCCCAAGAACAACAGTTGGAGCACAAGAATTAATTCTTGATCTTTTAAAGGAGAGAGCAGAGACAGGTAGAATTTATATAATGAACATTGACCATTGTAACTCACACTCATCTTTTAAAGACAAGGTGAGTATGAGTAACTTGTGTCAAGAGATTACTTTACCTACTAAACCATTACAACATATTGATGACCCAGAAGGAGAGATTGCTCTTTGTATTCTCTCTGCGGTCAATGTAGGTAAGGTAAAATCTGATAAGGAATTGGAAGATCTTTGTGATCTATCCGTTCGTGGACTAGAAGAATTAATTGACTATCAGAATTATCCTGTCATTGCAGCAGAGATCGCTACAAAGGCACGTAGATCCCTTGGAGTAGGGTTCATTGGTCTTGCTCATTACCTTGCTAAACTTGGGTTTAAGTATGAGTCACAGGAGGCATGGGATGCTGTTCATGGACTCTCTGAATCCTTCCAATACTACCTTTTAAAATCTTCTAATGAGATTGCTAAAGAGAAAGGAAGGTGTGGATATTTTAATCAAACAAAGTATGCTGATGGAATCCTACCTATTGATACATATAAGAAGGATGTAGACGAGATTTGTTCTCAACCATTACAGCATGACTGGGAATCTCTTAGAAAGTCTATCTTGGAACACGGTGTACGGCACTCAACATTGTCCGCACAAATGCCTTCGGAGAGCAGCTCCGTTGTGTCAAACGCAACCAATGGAATCGAACCTCCTAGAGACTACTTGTCCATTAAAAAATCAAAGAAGGGACCCCTTAAGCAAATTGTTCCATCTTATAATGCACTGAAGAATAACTATACATTGTTATGGGATATGCCAAACAACACTGGTTATATTAATATCGTAGCAGTGATGCAGAAGTTCTTTGATCAAGCGATCAGTGGTAACTGGTCATATAATCCTACTCACTTTGAAGATTCTGATGTACCTGTATCACAAATGGCACAGGATTTATTAACTACCTATAAGTATGGTTGGAAGACATCTTATTATCAGAATACCTATGATAATAAACATGATGAGACTGAACCAGCACACCCTGTTGGTTGGCATGACAATGTAGCAGAGGTGGGTATCCAAGGTGGTCCGCATGATTTACTTAATGAATTATGTGATATTGAAGATGATGATTGTGAATCTTGTAAAATTTAAGTATAATGGATCAATTCAACTTCCAACAATCCTCAGGTATACATATGGATAAATCAGTGAAGGGGATGACAGTCTTCAACACAAATGAAGTAGATACTAAAAAGCAACCAATGTTCTTTGGTGCTCCTCTTGGAGTTCAGCGTTATGATAGTTTTAAGTATCCGCAGTTTGAGAATTTAACTAAGCAGCAGTTGGGATATTTTTGGAGACCAGAAGAAGTATCATTACAGAAAGATCGTGGTGACTTCCAATCATTACGTCCAGAGCAGAAACATATATTTACTTCTAATCTGAAGTATCAGACGATGCTTGATAGTGTTCAGGGTAGAGCACCTGGTATGGCATTTCTTCCTTACTGTTCTTTACCTGAGTTAGAAGCATGTATGGAGTGCTGGTCTTTTATGGAGATGATCCATAGTAGATCCTATACTTATATTGTTAAGAATGTTTATTCAGATCCTGCTATTGTATTTGATACCATTCTCAGTGATGATAGAATTTTAGAACGTGCTGCTAGTGTTACAGAATCCTATGATAATTTTATTAGATATGCACAGGAGTGGGGTGCTGGATGTATGTGGAAGGAGTCATCCAAAGGATCTCCATCAGCAGTGTGGTCTCAAAAAGATTTAAAAAGACAACTTTATAGGGCAATTGCTAATGTCAATATATTGGAAGGTATTCGTTTTTATGTTAGTTTCGCTTGTAGTTTTGCCTTTGGTGAACTTAAGCTTATGGAAGGGTCAGCTAAGATTATATCCCTTATTGCAAGAGATGAGAATCAACACCTCGCCATCACCCAAAACATATTAAATTATTGGAGAAAGGGTCATGATGATCCAGAGATGGCAGAGATTACTATGGAAGAAGAAGACTGGACATATAAAATGTTTGACCGTGCTGTTAATGAAGAGAAGAAGTGGGCAGAGTATTTGTTTAAAGATGGAAGTATGATAGGATTAAATGACAAACTTTTACAGAACTATGTTGAGTGGATTGCAAACCGTCGCATGAGATCTATTGGATTAAAACCTCAATACGATATTCCTGCTAAGAACAATCCATTACCTTGGACAGAGCATTGGATCTCTTCTAAGGGATTGCAGGTAGCACCACAAGAGACAGAGGTTGAGTCCTATGTTGTTGGTGGTCTTAAGCAAGATGTTAAGAAGGACACCTTCTCAGGATTTAAATTATGACCACATTTATAGTATGGGTATGTATCACAACTCTGTTGTACATATTTTTGAAAAACACAATTAACAATGCGTAAATATATTTTTGATGTTGATGGGACACTAACCCCTAGTCGCAAAAAGATTGAGCATGAATTTTGGGCTCCGTTCCTTATATTCTGTCGTAACAATCATGTCTCTCTAGTTACTGGTAGTGACCGTGAGAAGACTATAGAACAGTTAGGACTTGATATATGCTACACTGTTAAACGAGTATATAATTGTTCTGGTAGTGATGTATATGAAAGGGATGTAAATGTTTATAGAGATGATTGGGAACTACCAAAAGAGGTAGAAAGATTTTTAGAAGATGAGTTGGCATATAGTTGCTTTCCTATTCGTAATGGATTGCATCTTGAGAGAAGACCTGGTGGAGTTAACTTTAGTATCTTAGGTAGAGGTAAAGATTCATCTCATGGAAGGGAAGAGTATATTAAATGGGATAAGGAAAGATTAGAGAGAGTTGATATAGCAGATAGACTTAAGACCCAGTTCCCTGATCTAGAGGTACAGGTAGGAGGTCAGACTGGATTAGATCTAGCACCAAAGGGAGGTAACAAGAGTCAGATCTTAAGAGACTTTGATAAGACTGATGACCTACACTTCTTTGGTGACATGATGGAGGAAGGGCAGAATGACTATCCTCTAGCAATGGCAATATTAGATAATATGATGGGAACTTGTTATAATGTTAACGACTATAAAGAGACTCAGAATTTATTGCTAAATATTTGACATGACATTTAAAATTATGGGATGGCAACCACCACAACGACCTCAGTGGGTGAAGGAATTTATGAAAACCCCTGGATATATCAAGGTTCAACTTTCACTACTGCTGATATTGGCGACTTCTTCGGTTACGTCTACCTCATTACTAATCTTAAATCGGGTAGGAAGTACATCGGTAGGAAAAACTTCCAACAACATCGAAAGCATAGAGGTAGCAGACGCAAACGGACGAGTGAGAGTAACTGGAAGGCATACTACGGAAGTTCTAAAGAACTTAACGAAGACAGGAAACTTCTGGGGAATAGTACATTCAAAAGGGAAATCATCGGACTCTACAGATCCCAAGGAAAAGTAAACTACGAAGAGACAAGACAGTTATTTGTTAATAATGTTTTAACAGAATCTCTTGACGATGGTACTCCAGCATATTATAATAGTAATGTCTTAGGAAGATATTATAAAAAAGATTATTATGAAGGTCCAAGAGACACTTGATATTATAATTGAGGATTATCCAAATGCAGATTCTATTGCTGTAGATTATTTTCCGTTGACTAGAGAAGTATATAACGCAGATGGTGGACTCACAAATCTTAGAGCACTCCAGACTGAGGTTTATTATGATATAGTAGATCCATCTATTCAAGATCTTTTTGATTGGGCAATGGGTCTTGTTCCGCAAGCAGACATATCAAAACATAAGGTTGACCAGTACTGGATTGCAAAGTATAATAAGGGAGATTTTACTTTAAGTCATTCTCATTATCCATGCTTACACTCTTTTGTTTACTTTGTAAATTCTCCTAAAGGGTCTTCCCCATTAGTTTTTACTAGCAGTGGACAGAGTGTAGAAGCAAAGAAAGGAAGGATTGTAATCTTTCCTGGAATACTAGAACATCATGTTCCTGAGAACCAATGTGACAATAGAGTTATCATCGCAGGAAACGCTATTTTTACTGAACATCTTTGATTCAATGTAAAGTTTTTCCTAAATAATTAATACCTTAACAGGTAAAAATCAGCCAAGTAGAAGAATTTGACAGTGTGGATGCAATTCAATTGCTGCCACATTTTCCTATTTAATGTACACATTTTTCTATGTTGGGTTACTAGTACAACTTAAATGACAAGCAAGTATACTAGGGATATGCTCGTCAAATCCATAGTTGCAAATCATATGTCAGACGTAGACACCTCAGGAGGGAATGAAAAGTACGTCAGTCAACTTAAAGATTTGTATCGCAAATGGGAGCATGTTTCTTCAGAGGAGTTAATCCTCATGTATAATAAGATTCAAAAGACTGCTATCACACTAAGTCAACTAACCCCTTAAAAGTTTTTTTTGTTATGATTCCAATTCCTTTAGTATGTTTAATGTACTCTACTCTCACCCCCGCTGAGTACGTAGAAATATCAAGAGTAGTACAAGTTGAGGCATACCGACATTCCAAAGATGAATACGGTGTTGCTGCTAACGTTATGAACCGAGTTGTATCTGACGACTTCCCAGATTCTATACAGGGAGTTATCAATCAACCCCATCAATACGATGGAATAAAAAAATTTCCGAATAAGAAGATAGATCCAGAATTAGTCGCAAAGTTATCATCACCCAAAGGGCAACTCGGTGTTTGTAATGCTCTGAATAAATTGGAAGGGCGTAAGTATTTTAAGGGACAATCACAGCTATATAATAGGGTTCCAGAAGAGGACCCCATGTTCCATCCTAATGGAAACTTTTACCACTACTGACAATTATGGACTTAGACAAACAGCAAGGCATTAAGCATGTCAAGAGGGAAGACCTCGGAGATTTTGGTGCGGATAATATTGCGGGGTTTATGAATTATATTGAACAGGAGATAGGAGATGATGAGAACTCAATCCTACCTCAGGTTATGGAAAAGAATGCCGAATCAGAATTCCTATACAGACATTCTGTAGCACATAGAGAGGGATTAGATACCATTACTGGTATGCCTACAGGTAAGATAACCCAGAAGTTTGAAGATCACTATACACCTAAGCGGGAAAATAAAGACTGGGTTGACAGTCAGCAAACATTCTGATATAATACATTTGTTGCAGCGACGGTTGTAACACGGGAGTGACTGAATAAACTTGCTGGCATAAGGCTAGTTAAGGTGATACGTCAGAGGTGGTGCTCGCTGGAGGAGTCTCCAGAATTGTCTTACCAGACAGGACGTGTACAGTGCGGTAAAAATCTACTTATGTAGCAATGCCCCTCACTTGTAGGTACACATAATTCCTACCTCCCACCCCTTACCATAAGGGTAAGTGTCCGAGTGGTTAAAGGAGATGGACTGTAAATCCATTGGCCATGCCTACGTTGGTTCAAATCCAACCTTGCCCATGCAATTATGAAATATGAACTAATTCAAAATAGGTTTGAGAAGTGTAAAGGTGTTACATGGGATGACGTGATTGATAAAATGGATCACGATATAAAGATAGATCATTGCAGAATTGTAGGTGAAGGTGACGGCAAGTTTCCTTCTCTTTTTACTTTCAGCGATCATTATTTTCCTGGTACACTTTATACTGCTCTTGAAGAGGTTGATCTTCAGGAGTCTGTTACAAGTATGCATGTATATGCTTCTTTTACTGGGGGAGCACCTACCTATGGTAGACACAACGATGATACAGATGTTATTATAGTACAAGCGAGAGGTAAAATGACATATGGTTTTGATGATGGTAGTTACGCTCATTTAGAACCAGGTGATAGTCTTTTTATTCCTGCATATACATATCATAATCCGATATGTAATAAAGGTCCACGAATTAGTTTGAGTTTTGGTTATGCCAACAAGAGAAGAGTTACTACACTACCGACTTCAAGCAGTAATGAGGGAGCATAGTTTTCCTGATCTGGAGTATATTGGTGAAAGACCTAGTTATAAAACAGGTAAAGATGTTCATTGGTATCGTATAGGAAAGGCAGAAGTTCCTGTGGATGCTATTACAGAGTTTGATACGGAGGAAGAAGAAGATGAAAAAATTGATTAGATTAGCAGGTGCTCAGATACCTGTTCATGATAAGGATATTGAAAAAAATAAATTAGAGATATTCAAAGCACTTGATTGGGCAAAGGAAAATGAAGTAGATATTCTACAAACACCTGAAGCTGCTCTCTCTGGATATAATTGTGAATATTGGGAAGAGAATGTTGAAGAGACAAAAGAAGCAGAAAAAGAAATTATTGAACACGTTAAAAAAGTAGGTGTTGGATTAAATCTAGGTACTCTTAATTTAGACGATGAAAATTATGGTTCAATAAAAAGAAATCAAATTAGGCATTTTAACAATCAAGGTCAAAGATATGGAATAACCAATAAAACATATTTGGTTCACATTGATATGAATTGTGTTCCAAATTTTCATAATATAAAAGATTTGAAATTGCAATTACCTTTTCATACTACACGTCCATTACATGCTATAGGTCTTATATGTAATGATATGTGGGGTGCTTCTACGGTGATGGGTAAACCTTTTCAACCAATTAAAGCTATTAATGAAGATATATCTGAAATGCATGTAGATATTATATTTCATAGTACTCATGGATTTAAATTTCCTGAAGAAGGTAATATTGAATGTGAGTTTGATTTTTTTAAAGATAATCCAGGTAGATATCAAGTTAGGAAGGTTATGGATAAATGGAATGAGGCTTGGTTAGAAATGACTGCTTTTCGTTCTGTTGCTACAATTTTAACTGTAGATGCCTGTACCTTTTGGGGTTGGGATGATAGCACTTCTATGGACAATATTAGAACATCTTCTCCTAGTGGGATTGTAAATCCTTTAGGAGAGTGGGAAACGGATGTTCCTAGATATGGTCGCCAATATTTTTATTATGATTATGATGTCAATACTAAAGAAAAGTATTGGGAACAACTTAATGAACAAACTAATGAGTGTGAATTTGATTTTTTTGGAGGAAGAAGAAGATGATGTTAGTCAGATGTAATATGTGTGGTGTGGAAATTACAAGTTCTAGGAAACCTCAGTGCTGTGGTTGCTCCAATCAAATGATTGTGAGTGAAGAAACCGTGAGTGCTAAGGATCTTAGTAGTGTTGTTATGGTTAACCATATTCATGGTGTGGAAGAGACCTCACTTAGCAAAAAAGAATTAGAGTGGCAAGAGAATAGGAAGAGAAGAAAAGTTAAAAGATTGGATTTTGAAATACGATGAAGATTCATGAATATATAAAGACCTTAGGGTATGACGATAACTCACCAATTGAAGGAGTTCAACTTAAGGTTGGAACAAAGTTTGCCTTTGAGTTTAGAGGTAATAGAATAGTTGTTTGTCCTTATGTAATTGAGTATAAGAATAAATTAACTTATATCAACCTTGAATATGAGAACTTAAGATCCAAACATTCTTCTTCTAAAGTTACGGATAAGATTAAACATCTAATTCAAAATATTAAGTATCCAGAACCAGGTAGAGTTGGTGACGTTGGGTGGGATGTTAAATACCTTGTAGATCCAAGGGAGTTCACACCCAAAGAACGTGCTAAAATTGCTATCAGTAGTTTTAGAAAAATGAAAGAGTTGTTAATAGGAACTGACTCTGGTATGGCAGGACTTAAGGGAGAACCTGGAGATATAATTGTCTCTGATCCACTTGGGATTAAATTTGATTTAGGTCACACCAAAGAATCTGAACAGCAAGGAACTATTCAGAGAAGTGTTCTATCAAAGAAAGTATTTAACTTTGGTGATGTTAAAGATGATGGTATGCAGTATGCCATCTATGATGAAGATTACAATTTACAACCAATCTAAAATGTTTATCAACGAAGTCACAAAAATAGATCCTAAGATCTTTACAAATAATCTAGACAAGATTAAAGAAGACTATATCCGATTCAGGGATATGCAATACTTCTTTGATTATTCTCATACATATAATCTTACTGCTGACTCCAATGATTTTGAAAGTTTTATTCCAGAGTACACTGGATACATGTGGCAAGTATGTCCTTTAGTTTTTAGTCGTAAAGAAATCAAACTTACACCATTAGAAGTAAGACATTCTTTTACCACTGATTTACTTTTAGCACAGGATGTAAAACCAATTCTTGCAGTCTTTTCTATACTAGAACCAGGTGCAGAGTTAGATCCTCATGCTGATGGAGACAAGAGAATAGATCCTCAGTATCTAGATTCTACAGTATATAAATTCCATCTATCTCTAGACATACCAGAGGATGGTGATAGTGCATTGGTATGTGGTGGTGAGACTAGGGTATTAAAGAATGGTGATCTAAATGTATTTGATGAGGAAGGAGAGCATTACGCATATAATAAGAGTAGTGGTAGGAGAGGAGTTCTGATCGTCTCATATATAAAAGCAGAGATTGACAACTGACAATCTTGAATGTAAAATACCTTTATATCATAGTGAGAATATGCTAGAACCGCATGTAGTTGCTGACTGTCCAGTAGTTTATTATCGTGAGATACTTCCACCTGAGTTAGTGGATCTTATGGTAAAGGAATTGAAGCAGATGGAAGAAGATAGAGTGAGTTTTGAGGATGCTGGCGTTGGTGGAGATGAGCATGGAAGAACTGATCATTCAATACGTAATTCTAAAGTTAATTGGTGGTATGAAGACCATTGGGCATGTAGTGTTATATCTCATTATATAAATCTAGCGAATAAAAAAGCATGGCAATATGATTTAAACACCCTTGAGAGTATTCAAATCTCTGTATATCAAGAGGGTGGTCATTATCATTGGCATAGTGATTATGGAACATCTACCAAACAGGGCTGGACACGTAAGTTAAGTGCTAGTGTTTTGGTAACAGATCCTAGTGAGTATGATGGTGGAGATTTAGTTTTTATAGATTATCATGGTAATGAAATTAGTACTCCAAAAGAAAAAGGTACTGTTCTAATTTTTGATTCTAGAGTTCCTCATAAAGTAAAGAAAGTAACTAGAGGTAGAAGAGTATCATTGGTAACTTGGATGTATGGTCCCAAGTTGAGGTAGTCTCATGCCTGAATTTTTTGGAGAGAACCAAGGTTGGCCAGGTGGTAAAAGTGAATGGGATGCTCCAGTTAGATGGCCTCAGTTTACTAAAGAAGCATGTAAGAAAGTAAGAATTCCTGATCACATCTATCAAGATATGATGGATCATTATAGTAAGTGTAAGTTTGAAGAAGAGATTATTGATTCTAGAGGATATGATGAGGATTATGGTGAGTATGTTGTTGGTGGATCTATAGCAGTTAGATTTGCCAGAAAACCAGAAGAGGTGTATTATATGAGATCTACTTTACCCCCAGATGTCATCCAGAAATGGTCTAAACAATTACAACCAATAATGGAAGAGTGGGCAGGTGTAGAACTTGAGTTCTCTGCTGGATATGGAATAAGGGAATACATCCCAAATTCTGTTCTATCAATTCATAGAGATATGGCACAGACTCATGTCATCAGTGTTATAATTTTTATTGACGAGAGTCCTGAAGGAACTAAGTGGCCTTTAGAATTTGTCGATCATGATAAGAATATACATAGGGTGACGTTTGAAAAGGGAGACATGCTTTTGTATGAAAGCTTGTGCCCTCACTCAAGAAATACACCATTCTTGGGTAAGTTTTATAGGAACATGTACTTCCATTGGCGACCTGTCAATTGGGATGGTACAAAGTACCTAGGTCAAAAATGTAAATACTCCTGCATGCAGGAAGTTCTCGATGAGGAGATCGAACAATGAACCCAATCACATCAGAAAAGGTTGAGACAATTTCTTTTGAATACTTTAAGGATAACTTCCAAGAAGTATGGAGTCAGTGTGGACGTGGACGAACTTATCAGATTGAAGGAGAGTTTGAAGTTGTTGAGATGAAAAACATTGGTGTACCTATGAGAAGATTGATGAAACCAACATGGCCCCCTGCTGATACCAATCATGGTGGGTGGGAACCATCTTGCGATATCTGAGGGTATCGTCTATAATATCCACATGTAAACCTATAGTCATCAAGGTAATGACACTCACTTCTAAATTTAAAAAAGATCTAAGCACTCTACGTGCTGCTGCAAACAAGGAAATTTATTTAGATGTAAAGAATCCAAAATTATATAAAAAAGTTATGAGGTATTATGTGGGTGAAGGTGTAGAATTATCAGGAGAAGATCCTGATGCAGACTACAATAATATTATGGAGTGTATTGCAGAGGATCTTATTGGAGTGGCATGAATAAAGAAACTGATATAAAAACAACATATTTGGATAAGTTTATTGGGATCTGGGATAATGCCATTGATCCCGACTTCGCCAAATTTATTGTTGACTATTGGAAAACTACAAAGTATATTGCTAGTAGGAACAACCCAGTACAACAAGACAAACAAATTGTACTGGGTAGTTTTTCGCCTGGTGAAGCAAATTATATACAAGAGTGTGTTGATAAATGCTTTGGTATATACATGGATAAGTATCCATACCTTGCTAATTTTAACTTCTATAGTGGATTAGTTCTACTTCAAAAGACTGAACCTATGGAAGGGTATCATGCGTGGCATGGTGAAGATAATACATGGGAAGCACAGCAACGTACTCTTGCTTGGACAGTTTACTTTAATGATATTGAAGATAGTGGTGAGACAGAATTTTTATATCAACAAACTAAAGTAACTCCTAAGAATGGTAGGATCGCTATATGGCCAGGTTCATTTACTCATTTACATAGAGGCAACCCACCTAACAAGACTAAGTATATTGCTACTGGTTGGTATGCTGGAGATGGTGGTATGAATCATTTTAAACCTGGACAACATGGAAAGGTTCAAGGCAGTTGATATACCACATTTAGAATGGCACGTAACACATTCCTGCAACTTTACTTGTCAGGGATGTGGACATTTTACTAACGATGGTTATAAAGAAAATTTTACAGTAGATGAATTAAAGTCTTGGTATCTCCCTTGGATTGATAAGATCAGACCGAGGGAGTTATCTATTCTTGGTGGTGAACCATTATTGAATAAGGATATTATAGAGATCATCTATATGACTAAAGAGGTTTGGAGTATAGAATCTGATCAGATATTTGAATTAGTAACTAATGCTTTATTAATTGATAAGTATCCTGATCTTCCCAAGGCATTATCTGATACTAATTGTATCCTTACAATTACAAAACATTCTGATGATGAGAAGTATGTGAAATTATTTGATAGGTGTATGGATAAAATTAAATCTTGGGGTGTAAAACATATTGTACATGACGCAGTTGATTATTGGTTGAAGGCATATGTAGGTTATGGTCCTACGATTGAACCAATAGGAAGTGATGACTTCAAAGAGAGTTGGGATAATTGTCCTACAGGACAGGAGAACTTCCAACTGTATAAAGATAAAATATACAAGTGTGCTCCTTTAGCATATCTACCTTTACAAAAAGAGAAGTATGATCTCTCAGATAAATGGGAACCATATCTCAAATACATACCATTAAGTCCTGATGGAGATATAGAGAAGTTCTTCTCCAGAAAGGCAGAGACTGTTTGTGCAATGTGTCCCAAGAAGTCAGGTCGATTTAAAAAACCATCTCCACTATATTCTCACAAACATTATGGAATTCTATAGTAAACGTGATATATTCTCTGAGGGTATAAGATTAGAACTAATTGACAAATTAGAAAGACATTTTGAAGAGAATTTATATGATGCTGACAATGGCATACTACAAGTTACAGAATGTGTTATTGATTGTCATGGATTAGCATTAAGTCCAAGTTCTTATTTTCCTTATGTTGATAGGTGTTGGAATATATTTGTTTTAAAGGTAAGAGATTGTATTCATGAGTATGCTGAACAGGTTGGTATAAATCCTACTTCTATGATACCGTTCTCATGTTATGCTGAACGATTAAGTTATAATATGTTTGAAGGATTAGATCCTAATTCTTGGAGAGATATTATATGGAGAAGAATGTATAAGTCTGGAGATGCATATGATCTTAAAGATTGGAAAGTTGATAAAACATCTGGTATGATTACAGGTTATAAAAATAGGGGTGAGACTAAAGTTCTTACTGATAAACAAGTTAAGTGTCCTTTTATAAGAACAGTATTCTACTTACAGAATAAAGATCAAGCATATGGAACTCATATTGAAAATGGAAAAGAAACATACAGACATCTTGGGGAAGAGAATTCTATATTAATATATCCAAACCTTCCTTCTTATAATGTATTACCACATAACCCAGAACATATAGAGAGTTCTCCACCAACTAATATTATATTTGAATGGTATATTTGGGATCTTCTTCCTAAAGGTGCTAAAGGTTTTGGACAAAAACTTAGATCACCTGATTGGGTACTGCCATGATTGGAATTGTTGGTAATGGTTTTGTAGGTAATGCTGTCTATCAAAATCTAAGAGATAGGATAAAGTGTAAGGTCTATGATGTAGATAAGAATAGATCACTCAATACCTTAGAAGAAGTTATAATGCAAGATTTTATTTTTGTATGTCTGCCTACTCCTATGAGTATGGATGGTAGTTGTGATCTATCAATATTAGATAAATTTTTTGAAAATTTACCAGATCATATCGTTAGTACATTTGTTCTTAAATCTACAGTTCCTATTGGTACAACTAAAAAATATACTGAGAGACATAATGT